GACGTTGAACATGGCCTAACTTCCGAACTTGCCGACATCATCGCCCAGCGCCGTGCCAAAGTCTCAGAGCTGAATAATGGCAACGAAGCCTGACACGCTCCGTATGCTGGCGGAGGACATCGCGTCCTTCACCCACGATCCGCTGGGCTATGCGGTTTATGCCTTCCCTTGGGGCGTTGCTGGAACGCAACTCGCGGATTCTGAAGGCCCACGCGAGTGGCAGTGCGACCAGCTGGAAGCAATCGGCGCGCACTTAAGCAATCCAGAAACGCGGTTCACTCCGTATCGTGACGCAACGGCTTCAGGGCACGGCATCGGCAAGTCCGCCGACATTGGAATGATCGTTGCTTGGGCGCTGGATACTCACGAAGATACTCGCGTCGTCGTCACCGCCAACACCGAGCCTCAGATCAGAACCAAGCTTTGGCCCGAGATCATCAAGTGGCGCAATCTCTCGATCACGCGCGATTGGTGGAAGGTCACCAAGACCGGACTGTTCTCCGTTGTGCCAGGACATGAGGAAAGTTGGCGCGCGGACGCGGTAACTTGGACCGAGCACAACACCGAAGCGTTCGCCGGCCTTCACAATAAGGGCAAGCGCATTGTCGTCATTTTCGATGAGGCGTCGAAGATCGCTGACAAGGTGTGGGAAGTCACCGAGGGCGCGCTGACCGATGACGAAACAGAGATCATCTGGCTTGCCTACGGCAACCCGACGCAGAACACTGGCCGGTTCCGTGAGTGCTTCGGCAAGCATCGCCAACTATGGGCCACGCGCCAGATCGACAGCCGCTCGGTAGAGGGCACGAACAAACCATACCTGCAATCAATCGTCGATACCTACGGCGAAGATAGCGATCTCGCCAAGGTCCGCGTGCTGGGTCAGTTCCCCTCGGCTTCGTCGATGCAGTTCATTTCATCGACGTTGGTGAGCAATGCCCAAGGCCGCGACGTGTTTTCAGATCCGTCCGACCCGCTGATGATGGGCGTGGACGTTGCCCGTTTCGGCGATGATCGGACAACCATCTATTTCCGGCGCGGCAAAGATGCGCGGTCAATCCCACCGATCAAGCTTAGTCAGGTCGATACCATGCAGCTCGTCGGCCGCATTGCCGAGCTTCACCGGCTACATCGTGCCATGTTTATTTGCGTGGACGAAGGCGGCGTCGGCGCTGGCGTCGTGGACAGGCTGCGCCAGATGCAGCTTCCGGTTGTCGGCGTTCAGTTCGGTGCCAAGCCATTGGGCGCGGTCAAGCTTGGGGAAGGCGTCAGGGTCGCCAATCGCCGTGCCGAGATTTGGACGATCATGCGCGAGTGGCTGGCGACGGGAATGATCCCCGACGATTCAGAGTTGGCTGATGACCTGATCGGTGTCGAATACGGGTTCAACGCCCGCGACGAAATCCTGCTCGAAAAGAAAGAGCATATGAAGGACCGAGGGCTTGCCTCGCCTGATGATGGCGACGGCTTGGCGTTGACGTTCGCGGTTCCAGCATATCCCAGCTTTGATGACGAAAACGCCTTCGACGAGTTCGACGAATCCGGTCGTTCCGAGATTGGCGGTTATTGATGGACGAGCGCGAGCTTGAGGATGCGATGGAGCGCCTGGCCGAACGGCTTCTCAACGGGGACGATTACGACCCCTATGAGGCATGGGACGGAGAGGACGACTGATGGCCTCTCAGCCCACCAAGCTCGAAACCCTGACGCTGGCGGAAATCCTGACGCCCAACGCCAACCTGGCCGAGTTCCTGAGCGATACGAAGCTCAGCGAGATCGGGCAGAAGGTCACGCGCGATGTCGAGATCGACGAAAGCTCGCGCAAGGAGTGGCTGGATCGCTACGAGAAATGGCAGAAAGCCGCGCTTCAGGAGCGAGCCCCGAAGAATACCCCGTGGCCCAATGCGTCCAACGTCAAGTTCCCGACGCTGACCACGGCCGCGACCCAGTTCCAGGCGCGTGCCTATTCGGCAATCGTTGACGGCTCGAACCTCGTCAAAGGCCGTGTGCTCGGTCCTGATCCTGACGGGATGAAGCGCGAGCGTGCCGACCTCATCGGCGCGCACATGACATGGCAGCTGCTCTACAACATGCCCGGGTGGGAGGAAGAGACAGACCGGCTTCTGCTGATGCTTCCGATCTACGGCTGCGTGTTCAGGAAGACCTATTACGACAGTATCGGAAACACCAACTGCTCAGAAATCGTGAGTGCCAAGGACTTCGTGGTCAACTACTCGGCTAAGAGCCTGGAGACGGCTCCGAGATACACACACATCCTCCGCTATTACCCGCACGAGGCGAAGGAGAAGTTCGCCGCCGATTTGTGGAAAGAGGTGCCAGTCCAGGCTGACCAGGAAAGCCAGGGCGACGAGGATGCTATCGTCGAGTTCTACGAGCAGCACCGCTACCTCGACCTGGACGGCGACGGTTATCCAGAGCCGTTCATCGTCACTACCAACAAGGACGGGCAGGTTGCGAGGATCGTCCCGTGTTTCGGGCCGGATGACGTAACGGTTCAGGTCGCGGGCAAGAATGTCCCACTGACCGATGCGCTTCAATCGGGAGCGGCACCGGAGAAGATCGTCCAGATCAAGCGCCGCCAGTATTTCGTCAAATACTCGTTCATCCCGGCAACCGACGGCTCGTTCTACGACCTTGGGTTTGGGGCACTGCTTGAGGATATTTCAGAGCCGATCAACACCGCAATCAACCAGATGCTCGACGCGGCAGCGTTGCAGAACACGGGCGGAGGCTTCCTTGGCTCGGGCGTCAACATTCGCGGCGGGGCGATGCGCTTCAAGCTTGGCGAATGGAAGCGGGTCGAAGTCACCAACAACGCGCCCTTGGCACAGAACATCTTCAGGATGGATCACCCGGGGCCGTCACCGGTCCTGTTCCAGCTTTTAGGCCAACTGGTCGAAGCATCGAAGGATATCACCGCAGTCCAGAACGTGATGACCGGCGAAGGCACGGCCAACCAACCAGCAACGACGACAATGGCGCTGATCGAGCAGGGCATGAAGGTCATGACCGCGATCTTCAAGCGCATCCACCGCTCGTTCGGGAATGAATTGAGGCAGCTGTTCGCGCTCAATCGCGATTATCTCGATGACGAGGAGCATTTCCAGCTCGGCGACGGCGACGAGCCCAAGCGCATCCAGCAGCAGGATTATGCCGACAACGACCTCGATGTGGTTCCAGTCTCCGATCCGTCGCTGGCGATGGACATGCAGAAGCTAGCTCGCTCGGAAGCAGAATGGCAGAGCTTCAACGGTCATCCGCTGGTCAACCAGGTGGAGTTGGTAAGGCGTCGGCTTGAAGCTTTGGGCACGGCTGACATCCAGACGATGACTCAGGTGCCGCCGCCGGCTCCCGATCCAAAGTTGATCCTCGCCAGGATGGAGCAGGCGCGCAAGCTGGTCGAGAGCATCGCCAGGGTATCGCAGCAGTCCGCCCTTGGCGCGATGCAGCTCAGCCAGGCCGCGTTTACCGCATTCGAGAGCAATCTGCTCCCGGACGCTGCACGACTGGCGGAATATGCGCTCGATCTCGGGGTCGCGGCCGCAACATCAATTGGGAGCCTGAACAATGCAAATCCTGACGGCGGAGGGGTTCCAGCAATGGCGGGGCAGCCCGCTAACCCAGGAGTTCCTTCACTTGCTGCGCCAACGCCGGGGCCAGCTGATGGAGGCCTGGGCGCGGGGGCAGCTCCTGACCCCGGAGCAACAGGCCCAGGCAGTGCTCCTGGGCCAGCTGTCGGAGGTCCGGTTTGATGGCGACGGCTGCATCTTCGACCTCTTCGACATCGAACGGCCGGAGGAAAAGGAATGAAGCATCAGATCAACTGGCTGTTTTTCACGATCACCAACCAACCGCACGAAGCAAGGAAGTGGAGAATTAAGATGGCTCTTGAAAATCTTACCGCACTCGTCGCAGCGGCATCCGCCGACGCCGACGCGATTATCGCCAAGGCCGGTTCAGACGCCTCGGCTCTCGCACAAGCCCAGAGCGACATTGCGAACCTCGAAGCGCAAGCCGTCGCGGTCGTTCAGCCGC